GATGTTGCTCCGATAATAGGCCCACTCATTGATAATATTGGATTTTTTGCAAAAGATATTATCATGGCTCTTAAAGGTTTCTTTACTGGCCCAGATATGGATAAAGCAATAAAAAACTTTAAAGAGGGTGAAGTTCTTAAAGGTTTAGGAAATATTTTACTCGGCATAATTAAGCCAGGCGGACTTATTGATAACTTTGCAAAGGCCTCTGAAAATTTCTTTCGGAGAATGTTTGGTGCGGAAGAAGTAGAGGATGGGATACTATCTAGGGCTGCAAAAAAGACAAAAACTCTTGGCATGGCAGTTGAAAATACGTTAATAGACGTAACAAATTTTCTCATTGACACTATGAATACGTTTTTACCAAAATCTTTTGAAGCAAGAAGAATACTAAAGCATGGAGAGACATATGATCCAAAAAAACATCAATCTGATCGAGTAGGTTATTTCAGCACTGGAGAATCGGCAGAAGCTAGAAGTATTGACGAACAGGTAGAACGAGAGGGCCTTGGCCGCCCTGGATTTGGAAATGTAGACGCAAATATCAGAAGACAACAAATTAGACAGGAAAGAGAAGCAGCTAAAGAAGAACAAGAACAATTAAGCAAAAGCCAAAAAGAAACTTCTAAGTTAATAGATGTTATCAAAAAAACAGCAGGGCAAAGAGGAGCATTTGGTGCATCACCAGTAGATGCGTTTACCTCTCAAATAGTTAAAAGACAAAAAGAACTTCTTAAACAACGAAAAGAACTTGAATCAGGTGATGTGCGAACTGGAGCTGATATCTTAGGAGGAGGTGTTGGTGGAGGAAGACTTAGAACAGACGTAATTAAACAGTTAACACATGAGCTAGATCAGTTAAGAACTGCTCGACAAAATATTATAAGCAACAGTGGTAATGTTGCTACAACTAGTGTGGATCAAAGCAATAAGGTTAGTGTTGGTCAAACTCCTCTTGATAATTCAAGTCCTGTAATAGGTAAACTAAATGCAGTAAACTAGGTATGGTGAATAAAAGAAACCCCTGTATCTCTACAGGGGTCTTTTTTATTGTTTGATGGTAACTCCACCGTCTTCAGCAAATTTAAGATTGATCCATTTACTTTCTTGTGATGAACACTTTGTTGTGGTATCACCTGTTACAGCAAACCACTTTTCGTGGCGACGAAGGCCAATAAATTTACCATCTAGTGGTTCACTCGAAACCTCTTCCACTGGTTTTGCAGTGGGTGCTGGTTGTATACTTTCAATCG